GGGCGCGCCTCTCTTTACGCGCAAAAGTTTCCATTTTTCACCCGGCGCCAGGAATTCCATGCCTCTTTTCCCTGATTTTGAAGTCCTGGACCGCCCGCCAATGTCGCGGGTAGTTTTTTCTCGCCAGTCCGATCACTGGTCAACGCCGGCCGCGCTGCGCGCCGACCTCGACCGGCGCGAATGGATTGCCAAGGGCATCCGCGAGCTTGACGAAGGGAACGCCTCGATCGTCGTTTACCTTGTGCCGAGCCGGACGGACACGGCATGGTTTCACGATCTGGTCTTGCCGCGCGTTGCCGAGATTCGTTTTTGCCGCGGCCGGCTGCGCTTCAACGGAGCCAACACCGCGCCGTTCCCGTCCATGCTGCTTGTCTTCCGGGGCAAGCAATGACCGCCACCCTCGACCAAATCGACGCCGAAATAATCCGTTGCTCGAATCCCCTGTACTTCATCCACAACTATTGCAAACTCCCTCCCAAGAATGATCCTTTCCGTCTTTGGCCCGACCAGGTTGAATCGCTCAAGACCATGAGACGCGAGCGGTTCGTTGCCATGCTCAAGGCCCGGCAGACCGGCTTTACTTCTCTCATTGCCGCCGATACCGCCCATCATTCGATCTATGACGCGCCCTGGACCACGCTTCTTTTTTCCAAGTCTCACCAAGAGGCAAAGGATTTGCTCAAGAGGATCCGCGCCACGTTCAAGGGGTTGCCCGAATGGTTGCAGCCGCGAGGCTTCACGAAGGACAGCACGACGGAGCTTGAGCTAACGAACGGCAGCCGGCTTATCAGTTTCGGCAGCATGGCGAGCGGCGGCGACTCGTACACGGCCGACGTTGTTGTCATTGACGAGGCCGACCTTATCCGCAACCTGGACATTCTGCTTTCCGGAGCCAAGCCGACCATTGACGCCGGCGGCAAGTTGGTCATTCTCTCCCGTTCCGAGAAAAGCAGCGTTCACGCGGAAAAGAGCAGTTTCAAAAACATCATGCGCGCCGCCCTGGCCGGCCGATCTGAGTTTCAACCGATCTTTGTCCCATGGTGGGCACGCCCGGGCCGCAATGCGGAATGGTATCGGAACGTGGCCAAGGAAATTGAGGACAGGACCTTTTCCCGCGATGAGTTGTACGCCAACTATCCGGCGAGCCCCGAGGAGGCCCTTGCCGCCCGCGAGCTTGACAAGCGCTTCCCCGTCGCAAAGCTGTTGACCGTCTTCCAGGAGCGCAAGCCGCTACCCATTCCCAAGGGGACACCGTTCAAAGGCTGGCAACACCTGATCGAGTTCTACAAGCTTCCCGAGCCCGACCGCCGTTATGTGCTTGGCGCCGACGTGGCCAAGGGCAACCCGAACAGCGACGACTCGACCGGCGAAGTCCTCGACGCTGAGACCTTGGAGGAATGCGCGGTCCTGTGCGGGAAAATCGAACCGACCGTACACGGCTATCGTTGCGCGCTCCTGGCCCGCTACTACAGCAACGCCGAAATCCTCCCCGAGCGGAACGCGCAGCACGGCACGAAGTTTATCGAGAGCTTGCGGCGCGAGAAGGCCCGCATCCTCATGGGCCGAGATAAACACCTTGGATGGTGGACCGATGAGGTCAGCAAAAACCTGATGTACGATTCCGTCGCGGAACAAGTGCGTGTTGGCGGTTGCGTGATCCACAGCAAGGCAACCTTCGATCAACTCGCATCCCTCGACGTGGCCAACCTCGAAGCGCCTTTCGGCAGCCATGACGATCGCGCTATCGGTTTCGCGCTCGCAGTGCAGGCCGCCGTCAAGCGGATCATTAAGCCGGAAATCCAGATTGTCACCGCCGACAGCCCGAGCAGCTCGACGCCCAGGCCCGAGACCAAGTACACCGGCATTCGCTACCTGGAAACCTACGATTGCTGGACCGTCCACATTGACGGCGGCGCGATCGGCTTCGGTGACTTTTCGACCGATCGCGCGGCAGCGCTGGCCACCAACATGACGATGGAAGCACTTGGCCGCGATCCCGAGAACGTGTTACCGCCCGACCCTGCCGACGCGGAGACGGCAGAGAAGGCGAGGAAGTATCTCCGCGATAAAGGACTCCTGAAATGAAACTCGACGAAGCGATTGACGCGCTCAAGAACCTCCGGACAAGTTGCATGATTTACCCCCAAGAACGGGAGGCCCTCGACGTCGCGATTGATGCCCTGGAACGCTTGCGGCCCAAAGCACCGCCTGGAATGGTTCCGCACGTCCACGAATCGCGAGGCGATGGCACGGACCTTTGCGGGCACTGTGGCCTATCCATTCACGACGCCGTACATATGCGCACGTCGTTTCCCGCGCCGGCCCGATAACTGCCAACCTGTCATTGCCCCAGACCGCCCCGCTACAATCTGAACCCATGGCCCGAGCGCGTTACACCGACAGGCACACCGAGGCCCCGCAAGTCAAGCGGGCAAGTTCCGATATCTCCGGACTGCTTGGCACACTTCGAACAGGCGCGCCCGGCCAGTGGAGTTCGAACATCACGGAGCTTGCCCGTCACTTCACCGGCGCCGCCTTCTTGGCAATCAACACGCTTGCCACCCAGGCGAGCGGGAGCCGCCTTGAGATTTACGAGCGGACCGAGGATGAGGACGCGCCCGAGGGGAAGCGGCAACTCCACCACTTCGACCCAATTTGCGAATTGTGGGAAGATCCGAACCCGCAAGACACCTTCATTGACCTGATGTATCAGACGGTTCAACAATTGAGCCTGACCGGCATCGCGCTAACGTGGGCAGTGCCGAGCCGAGATCGCAAGGGCGACATTGGCGAGCTGTACAACCTGCCTTCCTCGACAGCTTGGCCAATGCCACCGAGCCCGGACTATCCGAACGGCGCCTACCGAGTGCTGCCATATCCATACGGATTGTTCGGCGCGCCCGTTGGCCAAGTGAGTGCAGGGGCGACGATCCCGGCCGAGCAGGTCAAGCGGACTCGCAATCAGCATCCAATTTTTCGGTATGACGGCTATGCTGTTTTGTCTGCGATCGCGCTTCAGGTCGACACCATTGAAGGCATTGACAAAAGCCGCTTCAATTCCCAAACACAGGGTTGCGAGCAAACCCTGTCCCTCGACCTCGACGGCGAAACAATCAGTCCGGACAACACCGACCTTGCCCGCATTCGCGCGCAGTTGACCGCGTTGTATGCCGGACCCCAGAACGCGGGCAAGGTATTAATTCCGCCGCCAGGCGCCAAGTTCTCGAAGATTTCCACGACGCCGGCCGAAATGGGATGGACCGAAGGATGGACACAGATCCTTGATTTCATCCTTGCGTGCTATGGCGTGCCGATGGCCGTTGCCGGACTTCAAAGCAATCTTTCGTACGCGACTTTATATTCAAGCCTCCGTGCCTTCTCCTATCTGAGCTTGGGGCCCGTCCTGTTGCGCGTCGGCGCCGGCTGGAACAAACACATCATGCGCCCGACGTGGGGCCGGGAATACGGCATGTCGATCCTTGCTCCGGAGTTCAAAGACGAGGCCCTCGAAGAATTGAAGTGGGCAAACGATATCAAATGCGGCGCGGCCACCCTGCAAGAACGCCGTCGGTATCGCAACTTCGATCACCTCGATGAGCCTTGGGTGAACGAGCGCGCGATACAGACGCAGTTGCCACCGCCGGGGGGCAAAGATCCAGGCCCCAAGGAAGACGGGCAAGGGGAAGATCCTGATTCAAACAATTCGCGCCCGAAGCACCTCGTTGACGCGAGTTGGGAAAAGATCGATCAACGCCGCGAGGCGTTACTGACCGCGTTGGAGCATGGGAAGACAAACGGGACTTTGAAGCCGATCAGGGGGTAACCATGGAAAGCAGGCCACCGACGATTAGCGAGCAGATTCAAGCCCTGGAACGGGCCAGCTTTCTCTTGCGCCCACGTCCGGCCATTCCGAGAGTTACAAGCAAGCGCGCCTACCGTTTCCGCAAAGGCAAGTTGGTTCGCGTCAATGAAGGATGCAAGTAATGGATCGAGATGAATTCAAGGCCGCCATTATCGAGACAACCGCCATTCTCCGAGCCCTACAAAAGCTCCTTCCGAAGCGCGTTGACGCCGAATTGCTAACCTACCTCGACGCGCTGAAAGACAGTCCCGCCGGCCTTGACCTCTTGCAATCCGCGATCGCGCCGAAATAATTCCCAACTGCCAACCTTTCTTTCGCGCGCGCTCGCGTGTTAATTTCTACCGCCATGAGCAGCGCGGCGCATGCCTACGACGTTCCCAATGGCTTTCGGGCAATCGACTGTCTGCGCACGAAAGAGCTTTCCGTTGATACCGGGAAGGCCACCGCAACCGGCATCTATGCTTCCAAGTCGAAAGATCACGTAGGCGATGTGCTGGAGATCAAGGGCATTGACCTGTCAGTTCATTCAAAAAACCCTCTGATACTCTGGCTTCATTCGTTCGACTATCGCGACCCGGACGGGCAGAAACCCATCGGCAAGGCCGAGGATGAAGACGGGAATTTCACGGTCAAGCTTTACGACGACTACGCCGAGGCGACGACGTTTTTTAGCCAATCAACGTTGCTCGCCGCGCAAGTGACCGCGCTGGTCATGGAAAAAATGATCCGCGGGCAATCGATTGGGTACAAAGAGAAAAAAATCGAGAGAATCTACGAGGATGACAGGTACATCGGCACTCATCTCTTGGAAGTGACTCAGCTTGAAATTTCGTGGTGCCCGATCCCCTGCAACCCTGATGCTGTTCGCCAGATTCTTTCCCGCGACCTCTGCGGTAAATCTCTGTCTCCATCGATTCGCGCCGCCCCCAGTCCTTACGCCAGCCCGGCCCCGACCTGGGCGAACGGTTTCACATCCGAGGCAAAAAACATGGCCACGCCAAACGAAAAGCCGGCGGCACCGACCCCGGCCGCAATTCCGCCCGTTGTCACCAAAGCCAAGAAGGACGACGAACCCGAGGAAGAGGAAGCCGAGGAAAAGCACGGCAGCAAAGCGCTCCGCAAGATTTTCAAAGCCGTGAGCGCATGCGGCAAGGCGGTCACAAAGGCGGTTGCCGGCCTGGACGATGACAACGAGATCAAGACCTTTGGCGATGAGATTGCCGAGGGCTGCGCGGGACACGCGACCTCGATCAAGGAGTTGCACGGCGACCGCTACAAGGACTCGGACCCAATCGGCGACGATGACGACGAGGACGAAGACAAGCCGGCCGATGAGAAAAAGGCCGATGATGAGGAGCTTTCCGACGACGAGAAAAAAGCCCTCGATCGCGCGAACCGCCTGGAATCCCAATTGAAACACGAGCTTCGATTGCTCCGCAAACGGCCGGCCTGATTTAGCAGCAGGCCGCCGAGCGTACAACCGTTCCTTTTTCCAAGACTCTTTGAGGTTTCGACAATGGCAAAGAATTCGGCAGTGTTGGACAAGCTGGCCAAGGTCGAAGCCCTGGCCGAGGAAGTCAAGGCCGCCAAGACGGGCAGCCAGACGCCGGCCCCCAATCCGAACACGCCGACGCCCGAACAGGTTTTCGGCGTTCCAGGCGCCGCCCCGACCGCGCGCAAGGGTGAGGATCCTCTGACCAGCCGCGGCTTCCGCATGGTCAACTTGATCCAAGCGAAAATTGCCCAGGAGCAAGGGGCCCCGAATCCGTGGGCCCATGCGACGGTTGAACGCGACGTACACCTTGCCTTTCAAAAGCTCTATCCGCACGGCGCCGGCACGGCCGCGCCCTTCGAAGGTGGTTACCTGGCCCCCTTCGGTTCCGAGTTGCTTCCCGAGGAATTGAGCAAGGGAAGCTTTGCCCGCGAGATCAAGCAGCTGCTTTACGGCGGGGTCGAAGGCGCCGACCTCGACGAAATGCAATTTCTGGCCAAGCGCTTCCAAATCATGGGCGCGCACCGCACCAAGGCCGATCCGCAATCCTGGCTGAATCAAACGCTTGGCGGTTCGCTCGTTGGCCCGCCGCAGTTTGGCGAGCCTATCGATTTGTTCCGCAATCAGGATGCTTTGATCCGGGCCGGGGCGACGTTCGGCCCGATGCCCGCCAGTGGCCGATTCGTGGCACCGCGGCAGACCACGGCATCCGTCGCTTACCACGTCGGCGAATCCGAGGCCGGCACGACAACCAACGTTCAGACCGGACAGTTTACGCTGTCCTCGAAAAAGCTCATGTCGCTGCTGATCTATTCGCGTGAGTTCCTGCAATTCGCCGGCGCCGCCGCCGAGCAGCTTTTGCGAATGGACCTTACCCGCTCGATGGTGCTTGGCGCCGACAAGGCATTACTCGAAGCGATTGGCAGCGAAGTTCGGCCCATGGGAATCATCAACAATCCCATGATCACCGCGGTAACCCCAACGACGGCGGCGACCGGCAACACTGGCGCGCTACTCGCGCCCGAGGATCTGTATTCCTTCACGTCGGCCGTGGAGGAAAACAACGTGCCCGACGACGCCGGTTGCAGTTATATCATGCGGCCGAAAATGTATTGGGCCTTGCAGAAGCGCCGCAATGACGCGGCCGTTCCGGGCGACGTCTCCGGAGCCTTCACCTTCTCGCCGTTCCGCCAGATCGGCGACCCGATGAATGGCAAGAACATCAACGGTCAGCGCGTCGTCACCACAACACAGGTCGGGCAAGATCGCGTACAGGGGTCAACGACAAACCTGACCTACATCATTTACGGCTACTGGCCCGACTACCTGATTCTCATGTCGCCCATGATGGAGTTCGTTGTTGCCACCCAGGGAAACCCGTCCGGCACGACGGGCGCCGATTTGTTCAAGCAAGATCAATTCTGCTTGAAATCGATCATGTTCTATGACGGCGGCGCGCGGCACCCGGGCGCTTTCGCGTGGGTTGACAAGCTCCAAGTAGCGTAACTCTGGCCGCGTTTTTCGACCTCTGACCTTCCGAGGGTTTTTCAATGCAACTTCTTACGGACCTTAAAAACGGGGTTGTGATCGGCCAGAGCTTGGCCCCTGTTGCCGCGACCGCGACCGGCAACGGGACCGGCGTTGACCTACTCAATGGGGACGTCCGGACTCATTGCATCATTGACAATGGCGCCGTCACGGGCGCGGCAATCTGGACCGTCCAAATGGAGTACAGTGACGACAATTCCGCATGGACCGCCGAGCCAGGCGCCGACGCGCTAAGCGGCCAGATCAGCGCGGCCGGCATTACGATTTTGAGCTACACGCGCCACGGCCGCTATGCCCGCGCTGTGCGCACGCTGGTTTCCGGAACGTCTTCAATCATCGGCATGTCGATTCTTGCCATGAAGAAAGACGCCCCGGCCAGCTACGGCTATGACCGCTCGCCGTCCACGTAGCAACCAGGGAATGGCACGAAATGGGGCCGACGATGGCCCCATGGATTCACTCACGAGGTACCTCCCATGCTCCTGTCAATCTGCCTTCTCCTGGCCATGCTGGTTATCGTGGCTTCCATCGTGCGCACGAGCTACGGCAGCTATCAGGTTGTTTCCAACGTGGCCATTACCACCGTTGGCGCCGGCACCCTGACCGCCGCCGGCATTACGGCCGGCTTGATCACGCGCAGCGGATCGACGGCCGCTTACACCGACACGACCGACACGGCCGCGCTGATCATTGCAGCCGTGCCCCGCTACCGCGCCGGTCAGTCCTGGCTGTTGACGATCAAGAACACGGTTGCTTTTACGCAGACCTTGGCTGCCGGGGTTGGGGTAACCCTTGCCGGCCTGTCCAAGATTCCGCCGCTCAGCGTTGGTGTCTTCCTTGTCACCATCGACAGCAGCACGGCCGTTACTATCCTTGGCAAATCGACCGAGCCGCTTTGCAATCTGCCGGCGGCGAAGTTCACGACCATTGCCACTGATACGACAATCACGGCAGCGGCCAACACGTTGACCGGGGCGGCCCACAACTTCTATCAGACCACAGCAGCCGGCGCGGGAGGCATCGCGCTAACCACGCGGACGGCTACCGAGATGTTTGGGGATGTTCCCAACGCACAGATCGGCATGAGCTTTTTGCTGACCGTCATTAGCCAGGGCGGGGGCACGGTTACCGTTACCGCAGGGGTAGGCGTGACAATCACCGGCACGGCCACGGTTGCCACGAAAACCACAAGAACCTTTGTCTGCACGTTCACGAGCGCGACCGCTATGACGATGCAGGGAGTTTCAATCGGGACCATCGAGTAGCCTTTCTGTCCGTGGTGACGGCTGCTTGCGCGGGGGCCGGGACGTTCCCAAAACGGCCCGGCCCTTTTTCTCTTACCGAGGATTTGTCATGCTCTTACTTCTTGGCTTGCTTCTGGTTTTGCTGACCGTTGCCGGCGCCACGGTTACCTATGATTTTGTGACGACGCTTTCGGTGAACGGGGTTGCCAAAGGCGCGCCACGGACCGTTTCCGTTTCCGGGGGCAGCGATCAGGCCATTCGCGAGCCTATGCCCATTGCCGCCGACACGCCACTAGCTTTCGCTTGCGTCATTGCCAAGCTCAAAGCCCTGCGCATTGAGGCCGATGGCATTATCTCAATCAGCACAAACGACGTACACGGCGGCGCCGTTGGACAGGCCCCCATTTTGTTGGCAGCGAACACTCCAATACTTTGGAATTCGTCCAGCGGTTTGGCGAACCCGCTGACAGCCAACGTTACCGCGCTCTACATCACCAATGCCAGCGCCGCAATTGTCAACCTCCAGATCGATAAACTTGAAGATCCCACGTAATGGCCGACTGGATCACACGCTCTGAGTTGCAAGCGTTCATGGGTCAGGCCATAGCAGCCGATGCCCAGCTTGACGCGATCATTCCCGGAGTAGTCGCGCGCATCGAAGAATTCTGCGGCCGGACGTTTTTGCAAGACGACTACACCGAGTTCATTTGCGGGAACGGCAGCCGGGAAATCTGCCTGAGAAACCGGCCGGTTATCCTCGACGATCTGACCGTCTGGCAAAGTGACATGGGCTATTGGGGTCAGGCTCAAGACGTTTTTGGCGACGACGCCGAGCTTGTGTTAGGTGTTGACTACGCTCTTGCGATTGACCAGCCGGACGGGGAAACGAGCCGCAGCGGCATCCTCTACCGAATTACCGGGACCTGGACGCGCTGGCCCGAGTACACGGCTGGGCAGATAAGCGCCGCGCTTGGCGCGCCAATCGGCAACATCAAGGTTGAGTACACCGGCGGCTTTGTGACCGTGCCCGCCGACGTGAAGCAAGCCGCATTTATTCTCGCGGCTTCGGTTCGCTCGAAGGCGAATCTTGGCGAGGCGGTTCTGTCCGAAACTTTGGAGACGTACAGCTACCAACTTCGGCCAATAGTTGACGCGGCTTTCGGCGGGATGCCGGGGGACTCGTTAGCAGCCCTTGCCCGATACCGCAATCTTCCGTGGGGTTGAGATGTTGACCAGCGCGATAGCCACACAGAGATTTCTAGGCCTGATGCCTGACCAGCATCAATACGGCCTGCTTTCGCGCGG